GGGCAGAACTACTGATCAATTGAATACAAGTACCACACAATACATATCAGAACTAGATATGCTATCAAGACTGACAGGTCAAAATAGAAAAGACTTACAAGCTCAACAAGATGCTCTACAGCGTGAAGCTAGATTTGGTACTATGATACAGCGAATGAACACTGCTGGCCAGAACGAACAAGCTAAAGCAATGTCAAGCATGGTAATGAGTATTTCAGGATTCTCTCCACGAATGGCCGAAGGTTTGAAAGATATAATGACCTCAGGTACTGCAACCACTGAAGAAGGTCGACAATTGATGATGTTGAGTGGTAATGCAGTTCAAGGCATTATTGGAGATCTTAAATCAGGAAGTATAGACTATCAAACTGCTACGCAGAGATTGCAAAAATCATTAGGTGGTGCAGAAGACCAATTTGGATCTCAAGCACAGATTTTAGGTAATGCAAACCCACTACTTGCTGACTTTGCTAGTATCATAGCATTTACCAAAGCAAGTTTAGGTGATCTAGAAGAAGCGGCAAAACAAACATCAGATCAACAAAACTCCTCAGACACTATGCTGACTAACATGGTTAGTGCAAGCGTAAGCCTAGATGAACTATCAGCTAACATTAATAAAATAATCTTAAAAGAAGGATTACCGTTAGCTAGTAATATAGTAGCTATAATGTCTGATGCAATGGAGAAGTTTGTAGAAGAGATCCCGGGTATGATTCAAAATTTAAAATCATACTATGCAGGTGACAAAAGTATGCTTGAAGGCACCAAGGACTTAGGTAATGACTTGCTTGGACAGATCCTAGATGCAATTAACATCATGGGTGCGGGCGTGTTAAAAATGGCGTTTGGAAACGACGAGTCAGATGAATCTTTTTTCGATCGACTAGGGGATATGTTTGACGGTATGCTTGTTGGAGGTAGTACTGGTCTAGGGCTAGGTGCCGTAACAACAGGTGGCTTAGGTGCGATACCCGCCGGGATACTAGGAACACTCATTGGCGGATACATGGGGTACCACAAAAAAGACATCGAATCAGTTTTTGGCCAAGGTGGCGAAGATATACCTGCAGGGAAGGCTGGGGAATTTGGTCATATGGCACTAGGTGGACCAACAATGCAAGGTCAACCCTATCTAGTAGGCGAGCTTGGCCCTGAGCTGTTTGTTCCAGGATCAATGGGAAATATTATTCCTAATTATGGTGGCGACAATAGAACAGGACTAGAAGATTTGGCTGGACCTAAGTTATCTAGGCTATCTAAAGTATTAAGTGATTTTAGCACATTGGCAGTACCTAACACAACGACAGCTACCCAACCGCAAACTGCTCTGGATGCTAATCAAAATGTAGTACCAGAATTGCTAGCCGGACAGTCAGCAAAACTTGACGAATTAATTAGACTAACACAAAGACAGCTTTCAGTTTCAAACTCAACAAGACAGTCATTGATGTAGCCAAAACAGTTGCACTTTACAGTTAATCTGCTAAAGTATATGTTGTGGATAAATACTATCCATATATAAAAGGTTATTCTATGGCAAGCTGGAAAAAATATTTTAAAGTACCTGCAAAAACTGACGGATCAATGAGTCCTATCAGTGGTATGAATAGAGCACAATTTGGTGCAACTGACGATTTTGCATTTCGTAACTATCAATCAAGTTTACCTGAAGTTTATTCTGGACATCCAAATCGTGTCGAACGTTACAATCAATACGAAGCAATGGATATGGATTCAGAAATTAATGCTTGCTTAGATATCATTGCAGAATTCTCAACACAGACCAATGATCAAAATGGTACAGCATTTGAAATTGACTTTTTAGAAAAGCCAACAGACCACGAAGTTGATATTGTTAAAAAACAACTACAGCAGTGGACAAAATTAAATCAACTTGATCAACGTGTTTTTAAACTGTTTAGAAATACCATCAAGTACGGTGACCAATTATTTGTACGTGATCCTGAGACATTTGAAATGTTTTGGGTTGACATGTCAAAAGTTTCTAGAGTTATTGTTAACGAAGCAGAAGGCAAGAAGCCTGAGCAGTATGTAATTAGAGATATTAATCCTAATTTTGAGAACTTAACAGTAGCGGCCAAAAATGCACATGATGCTAACATAAACCCACCTACACAGGGCGGATATACTCCACCAAATAACTTTTCGGCACCCAATGCGGCCGCCGGAGCAGGACAGGGTAGATTTGGACAAAACTTAAACGAAAGTGCTATTGAAGCAGGGCATGTAGTACACTTATCACTATCAGAAGGATTAGACTTTAAATGGCCATTTGGTACTTCGGTATTAGAGAACATTTACAAGGTCTATAAGCAAAAAGAACTGTTAGAAGATGCTATATTGATATACCGTGTACAACGTGCACCGGAGCGTAGAATCTTCAAAATAGACGTAGGTAACATGCCTAGTCATATGGCAATGGCTTTTGTTGAACGTATTAAAAATGAGATTCATCAGAGACGTATACCAACACAACAAGGTGGCGGACAATCAGTAGTAGACGCTACATACAATCCGTTATCAATTAACGAAGACTATTTCTTTCCAGTAACAGCAGATGGCAGAGGGTCTAGTGTTGATACATTACCAGGCGGACAAAACCTAGGTGAGATTGATGATTTAAAATACTTCAACAATAAACTATCACGTGGATTAAGAGTGCCTAGTTCATACTTACCAACTGGTCCAGATGAATCAGCACAAGCACTTAGTGACGGTCGTGTTGGTACTGCACTTATACAAGAATATAGATTTAACCAATACTGCATGAGATTGCAGAATCAAATTGCTAACAAGCTAGATGACGAATTTAAAATGTTCTTACGCTTTAGAGGCTTTAACATTGATTCGTCATTGTTTAACTTACGATTTAACCCACCGCAGAACTTTGCAAGTTACAGACAAGCAGAGTTAGACGCTCAACGAGTTAATGTGTTTACAGCACTAGAAGGTGTACCGTATATTAGTAAACGTTTTGCTATGCAACGATTCTTAGGAATGACAGAAGAAGAGCTAAGACAAAATGAAGAACTTTGGGAAGAAGAGTCAGATAATCAAGAAGCACAAGGAATATCAGGCAGTGATCTACGTTCAGTAGGTATTAGTCCAGGTGATATTGATTCAGACATAACCACAGGTGAAGACCTTGACGCAGAACTTAATGCACCAGACGCAGATCTTGGCGCTGGCGAAGGTGACGCAGAAGTATAAATACTATCATGATACTTAACGAACTATACAATAAAGAGCCTGAAGGCTACCATGATGCAGACGAAGATCGAAGCAAGGCTCGTATAGGCGACCTTCGTAAAACAAAGCTAACTTTGAAGCAGTTAAACAAGTTACGTATTATGAATGACGTAAGAACGTACGAACAACAGCAAAAAGCAAAAAAGACACGTACCCAGTACGGTCAACCAGCAGATACCCCACAATTATAGGCAATTCTTAAAAAAGGCTCAAAAAGACGCCTTTTAGCCTAGAAATACACCAATATTACCTTTATTGTTGTAAATACTATCACAAAGCCATATATGGAGAACAAAAAACATGGAAAATAAATTTGAACAGTTAATCGAGTATATCATTAACGACGAAGAAGACAAAGCTAAAGAGCTTTTCCACGATGTAGTGGTTGAAAAATCACGTGACATCTACGAAGAGTTAATGGCAGAAGACGAAGCTACTGACGAAGTTGTTGAAGAAACAGCTGAAGAAGAAGTTGAAGAATCAATTGAAACAGAAGAAGAAATTGGTGGCGACCAAGCTGACGATCTAATTGCAGATATTGAAGCTGATGAAGAAGGCGTTACTGAAGAAGAAGTTGACTATGACGAAGATGGTAAGACAGACGATCATGAAGAAGATCATGAAGAGCTTGAAGACCGTGTAGTTGACCTAGAAGACAAGTTAGACGAGTTGATGGCTGAGTTCGAAGGCTTAATGGCTGACGAAAAAGAAGAAGGCGCTGAAGAAGAAGCTGAAGAAGAAGCTGAAGAAGAAGAAATGGAAATGGAAGTTCCTATGGAATCTGAAGCAGTTGAAACTGAAGAAGCATTAGAAGAAGGTGCAGATCTTAAGCCAGCTACTAAACCAGAAACAAAAGAAGGTGCAGATCAAACTAAATCACCAGTAGCGGCAAACGCCGGTGCTAAAGGCGCTGAAGCAAAACCACAGCAGTCTAAGTCAAGTGAAGAAAAAGGATCAGCAACACCTACAGCACAAGATCAAGGCGGAACTACTGAGCCAGATCTAAAGAAAGTTTAATTTAAACTTTATATATAGGTACCTTACAATATGTCAAACATATACTTAAAAGAACATCTTAATCATTCGATGGCCAACATGATTGTTGAGCAGTCGCAAGATGGTAAAGATTTATATATGAAAGGTATCTGCATCCAGGGTGGTGTAAAAAACGCTAATGAACGTGTATATCCAGTTATTGAGATTGAAAGTGCAGTACAAAATCTTAATGAACAAGTAACAGGTGGGTATAGCGTACTAGGCGAAGTTGATCATCCAGACGATTTAAAAATCAACCTTGATCGTGTTTCACATATGATTGAAAATATGTGGATGGACGGTCCAAATGGATGTGGTAAATTAAAGATTCTACCTACACCGATGGGTCAGCTAGTTAAAACTATGCTTGAGTCAGGTGTAAAGTTAGGAGTTTCGAGTCGAGGTAGCGGTAACGTTAATGAAGACTCTGGACAAGTCAGTGATTTTGAAATGATCACTGTTGACATCGTATCACAACCAAGTGCTCCAAATGCTTATCCTACAGCAATTTATGAAGGTCTTATGAACATGAAAGGCGGACATAACGTTTTAGAGATGGCACGTGAAGCAGGTGGTGATGCTAAAGTACAACGTTACTTAAAGAGTGAAGTATTAAAGCTCATTAGGGAACTTAAGGCTTAATAGGAGAATGGCATGCTAGATGTACTAAAACCATTATTAGACAGCGACCTAGTTAACGAAGAAACACATGCGGAAATTACTGAAGCATGGGAATCTAAGTTAGAAGAAGCTCGCGAGTCTGTTCGTGCAGAATTACGTGAAGAGTTCGCTCAGAAGTATGAACACGATAAAACAACAATGGTTGAAGCAATCGATCGCATGGTAACAGAAAGTCTAAAAACTGAGATGGCTGAAATGCAAGATGAAAAAGCCAAATTAGCAGAAGATCGTGTTAACCAAGTTAACAAAATGAAAGAATCAGCAGAAAAATTTAATAGCTTTATGGTTACTAAGTTAGCTGAAGAAATCAAAGATCTTCGTTCAGACAGACAATTACAAACTGAAACAGTTGCAAAACTAGAGCAGTTTGTGGTTAAAGCGTTGGCAGAAGAAATTAAAGAATTTGCACAAGATAAACAGGACGTTGTAGAAACTAAAGTTAAACTTGTTGCAGAGGCTCGTGCGAAACTAGAAGAACTTAAAACTAAGTTCGTTACAGAATCAAGTGAGAAAATGACTAACGCAGTTGCCAAGCATTTGAAAGCAGAACTTTCGCAATTACAAGAAGATATCAAAATTGCTCGTGAGAACACTTTTGGTAGAAAAATCTTTGAATCGTTTGCTAGTGAATTTGGTGCAACTCATTTAAATGAGAACGCAGAAATTCGTAAACTAGCGGATGCAATTGAAGATAAAGATCAGCAAATTGCAGAAGCAACCACTAAACTCAACGAAACTAACAAGTTGGTTGAGTCAAAAGAAAAAGAAATTGTCGTAATTAAAGAGTCTAATGAGCGTTCAGCAAAATTAGATGAACTACTTTCTAATCTTAATGATGAGAAAGCAGAAGTTATGACTAATTTATTAGAGGGTGTTGCTACTAAGAAATTAGAAGCGGCCTTTAACAAATATCTCCCAGCGGTGCTTAACGAGAATGTAGTGAAGTCAAACAAAGCGACACTTACAGAATCAGTTAAGGAAGTTACTGGGGATAAAAACAAGCAAGTTAAAGAAGTCAAGAAAGACCAAGATGGAAACATCATTGACTTACGTAAACTTGCTGGTATTTAAGTTAAGACATTAGGAGAAAGATATGTCACAAGAACTACTCGAAAGCCGTTGGGGTGAGACCAAAGATGCATTATTAGAAGGTCTTGCAGGAAACAAAAGATCCTCAATGGGTGTTATATTAGAAAACACAAAAAACTACTTAGCTGAAGCGGCTGGTACAGGCGCAACTGCGGCTGGTAACGTAGCAACACTTAACCGTGTTATCCTACCTGTTATTAGACGAGTAATGCCTACAGTTATTGCTAACGAAATCGTTGGTGTACAACCAATGACAGGCCCAGTAGGTCAAATTCATACACTACGTGTACGTTATGCTGAAACAGTTAATGCAACTGGTACTGCTAACGATACAACAGCAGGGGACGAAGCACTATCACCGTTCCAAATCTCAACAGCATATGCTGGTGATCAAACTGCTGGACTAGCTGATTCAACAGCAGGTAAAGAAGGTACAGGCGGCAAGAAGATTTCTGTACAAATTCTTAAACAAGCAGTTGAAGCAAAAACACGTAAATTGCAAGCACGTTGGACATTTGAAGCGGCTCAAGACGCTCAATCACAACACGGTATTGACGTTGAAGCTGAAGTAATGGCGGCATTAGCACAAGAAATTACTGCTGAGATCGACCAAGAAGTTCTAGCATCACTACGTTCACTAGCGGCAACAGAATTTACATACAACCAAGCAACTGTATCAGGTACAGCTACTTTTGTTGGTGATGAACATGCGGCACTTGCTGTTCTAATCAACAGAACTGCTAACTTGATTGCACAGCGTACAAGACGTGGTGCAGGTAACTGGGCTGTTGTTTCACCAGCGGCACTAACAGTACTACAATCTGCTACAACTTCAGCGTTTGCACGCTCAACTGAAGGTACATTTGAAGCTCCAACAAACACTAAGTTTGTAGGTACTTTAAACTCAGCTATGAAAGTATATGTTGATTCATATGCATCAGACGCTACTCCAGTACTAGTTGGTTATAAAGGTTCTTCAGAAGCTGATGCGGCGGCGTTTTATTGCCCATATATCCCACTAATGTCTTCAGGCGTTGTGTTGGATCCAGCAAGTTTTGAACCAGTAGTATCATTCATGACACGTTATGGTTATGTTGAGTTAACAAACAGTGCTTCATCGTTTGGTAACGCGGCTGACTACGTGGGTGAAATTGCAGTTTCTAACTTATCATTCTCGTAAGAGCAGTAAGTTATTAACAGTAGTTACTACTACAGTTAGAATTAAAAAGCACTCATTTATGGGTGCTTTTTTTTGACCTACGTTTCTAATACTAATTAGCTAAATAGTAATGCTAGTTACACGGGGTAATTAGTTTATGCTGTTTAACCATATCAGCGTAGTGGATAGAACCCACATTGGACTTCTATAAGGAGAAATATAAAATGGGTAGACCAATAGATAAGTATTTTTTAGGCTTAACAGGCGGTAGTCCAGCTACTATTCCTGTAAGAGGAAAAGTTTCAGGATCAGCAGAATTTGAAGGGTATATTAAGAATCAAAAAGGTTCTAACAAGTTTACAATTTCAAATGATGGCGGTACAGTAGAAGGTGTTTGCTACTTAGTAAACAAAGTTACTGGACTGGCAGATGCAGAATGTGCTATTGTTGGACAAGCAACAGGCGAAAATGTTGCTATTCAAAAAATCACTGCACACAAAGCAGTTGGTTTTAATGGTACAGTTTATTCGTGGGCAGTAGCAGACGATTCAGCAGAATCTCTAATCATCCTCACAGCTCTATAATTCCTAAAATTATATAGTCAAAGAATCCTTTGTGTTAAATACAGCACAAGGGATTTTTTATGACTTATGGATTTGCATTAGGTAACGGCCGCAGTAGGCAAAAGATAAACGTACAGAAAATAAGAAAGTACGGCCTTGTTGCTGGGTGTAATAGAATATACGAAGAAGAAGCAGTTGACATACTTGTGGCCACAGACAGACAGATGGCAAAGGAAATTGAAGATACTAGGTATGGGCTAACACATGAGTTTTGGACACGCAGACCAAGACCTGATACAGGTTCTAGAAAGTTAGAAAGACCAACATACGGTTATTCGTCAGGGCCTGCTTCTATTGCTTTGCTCTGTGAAAAAGGATGTACTAAAATTTATTTGTTAGGTTTTGATCTTGGGTCACCCGATCAATATGTTAATAATTTATATGCTGGCACAGCTCACTACAAAACAACAGACATGAAACCTACCTACTACGGCAATTGGACCAAGCAACTACAGCAAGTATGCGATAGATGGAGCAATAATACATTCTATAGAGTAATGGGTCCTGAAAGTACTTGTTATGATTTTGAAAGAGCAAATATCATTGATATAGATATAAGCAAGTTTACAACTATGATAAATAGTTTATAATAGGATAAAACTATGAGTGCAAATAAAAGAATATCGGGTGATTACAATATTGAAACTATAAGTGGTAATGTTGCTATTACCTCTGATGTTATTATATCTGGAAACTTAACAGTCAGTGGTGCCCAAACAGAAGTTACTTCAACAAATACGAATATTACAGACAGGGTTATTACACTTAACGACGGTGAGCTAGGTGCTGGAGTTACAGGAGTTCGGTCAGGGATTGAAGTTGATAGAGGTACATCAACAAATGCTCGATTCGTTTATGATGAAGCAACTGATGCTTGGCAACTAGATGACGGGTCTGGATCATTAGTTCCAGTAGTACAATCAGTTACAGGACTTACTGAAGTTGTAGATGACACTAGTCCACAACTTGGCGGAGACTTAGATGTTAATGGAAACAAGATTGGTCAAGCAAGTGCAGATGTAACAATACTAGCAGAAGAAGTTAATTTAGATGCAGACGCAGTTAGGATTTTAAATAACCCAGGTACTCCTAGTTCTGAAGCAGGATATAACAAATTATATGCCGCAACACCAGCAAGTGGCGGAACAGGATTATTTGTTACTAATAGCACAGCAACCGAAGAATTAGTAAGCAAATCAAAAGCCATAGTATTTGGCATAATATTTTAGGAAATAATAAATGGCACTTACAACCAATTTAATAGCAGATTCAGCAACCACAGTATACACATCAAGTGGAACAACAGCGTTGACTTATCTATCTATTACAAACTATACAGCATCTGCAGTGGATGTAGATTTACATATTGTACCTAGTGGTGATTCAGCAGGAGATGCAAATCTTGTTGCAAAAGAATTAACAATTGATGCAAAAGATACATTTTACTTTTATGGTGGCGGAGAAAAGTTGTTATTAGATGCTTCGGACTTTATTAGTGCGACAGCAAATACAGCTACATCATTAAACTGTGTAGTTTCATATACAACAATTTAATATATAATGGGAAGATTTTTAAAAATCACAAAACCCCTAGGAGGCTCATTAGCCCAGGCTGTAGAAATACCAGCTGGATCAAGTGCGGCAAGACCAGTAACACCTAAGTCAGGTGCTATTCGATTTAATACAGAAATTGCTCAAATTGAATTGTTTAACGGAACTGAGTTTGTAGCACAAGCAAAAGTAGGTGAAGTTGATTTAACTATTGACAGCTTCACTGGAGATGGAACAACAACCACTTTCACAATGGCTCAAGAGCCATCCCATGCAAGACAGATTATGGTATTCATTGGATCTGTTTTTCAAGACTATGCTACGGCATATACAGTACTAGAAGACGACATTACATTTACATCAGCACCTCCTACAGGTGAAACAATTAATGTTATACACGGTCTTGGTAGTACAGACACTGCTTAATCAATTCAGATAAATAAACACATAAGCAACATTTCGTTGTGGACAGACCGAGGTAAACCTGCGAATGAACAAGGTTATCCGTGAAACACGGAGGATAAGGAGACAGTATGGCTATAGGCCGAATATCTGGACGCATGCTCAAGGACGACCTTGCTCGTGACACCAGTCTAACATTTGACACAGATACACTAGCTATTGATTACACCAATGATCGAGTTGGAGTAGGCACGGCTACACCTAGTACTCCGTTAGAAGTAGTTGGCGATTCAAAGCTGGCTAATATCTCAATATCAAACAACACAATTTCATCAACGGTAACAAATGCAAATATTGTATTATCGCCTGACGGTACAGGTAATATTAGTGTTGATACAAATATTATTAATAATTGTGTTGACCCAGTTCAAGACCAAGACGTGGCTACAAAGATATATGTTGACACCCAAGTAGGCGGAGCGTCGCAGATTGGTAATGCAATAAACTTAGGTACTGCCGCCGATGGATCGTTAACAACAGACGGTGCATATATTAATTGGACAACATCAACAAAAGTCACTGATGCTATAGATGATTTAAATGAAGTAGTTGAAAATGTAAGAAATAATACATTTGTTAAAGAAGTAGATTTTTCAGCAGATGTAACAAGTGGTGGTGCTGGCACAACAGTAACACTAACTATCACAGCAACAGGAAATGCTAACAGATACACTATTGTTTGGGGCGACGGTGATACAACAACAGCTACCACAGATTCAACACCAACACATACATATGCAACAAACTCAGGATCACCGTTTGATGTTACAGTAACAGCATTTAATAATTTAGGGTCAGGTTCAGGATCAACAGCAAGTAAGACTAGAGAAAACTATATTAATATATTTACATCTGACCCTGTAGTAAGTTTTGCGATATATGCCGCTTCGAGTGGCGGATCACCAATAAACTATTGGGATGATGGGGCCACAGTTTATCTAGATAATAATACAACAAACATCGGCGGAGCAACTGTACAATATACGATTGATTGGGGCGACAGCGAAAGCGATGATGTAATTACAGACGATACTACAAACGGTGGATCACAAGGTAGTAGAATAGCACACACATTTACTGAATCAACAGAACAAGAACAACAAAGAACAGTTACAGTTACACTAGACAGTCACTCAACAGCATTGCCAAGTGCGATACCAACTAATAGCACAGACGCAGTAGAAATATATGACACACATACACCAACTGTGACGTTAGATGATAACTCAGGAGTCAACGAAGAAGGAACTTCCGGACACGTTGTTACACTAACAAATAATACAGAAAACACAATTGGTAGTTATGCAACATATGGCACACAATACCAATACCAATGGGGCGACGGAACAGCATCAACAACTATAAATGTAGGTTCAAGTAGCAACGGAGATACAGGCGGAACAATTAATCACACATTTGCATTAAGTTCAAGTGATCAGGCAAATGGAACAGCAAGAGATTATACAGGTAATATTAGAGTTATCTCAAATCACACAAGTTCACCTTTTGTAAGTTCAGACTTTACAGTTCACGTTGAACCAGATGTTAGAGCAAACATATCAGGAACAGCAGTTACAACATCAGACAGAAGTGGTGACAACATCTATGACTTGTATGATGGAGTAGATTATAATAGTGTTAACCGTGCATTAGTGAGAGTAACAAATACCTCACAGAATGCAGATAGCTATACATATGATTGGGCAGATACTAGTTCAAACGATTCAGTAACTGAAGATGGAAGTTCAGCAGGATCAATAGGTGCTACATTAGATCATGACTTTACTGGAGAATCAATAGGTAATTATAACCTAACATTTACGGCCGTAGGTACACCAGACATTACAGCACAAACAGATGTTGACACAGGAATAACATTCCAATTAAATGCAGTACCAAGTGCTCCTACTAGCTTATCAGGATTTAGTTTAAGCCTAGCAGATAGTTATCAAGGTACTAGTCCTAAACTGACAGCAGGCTTTACAGATAATTCGGATGCTAACGAATTATCAGCAGGTGACAGTTTAACGTCATCTACAGTAAGAAGATATACATCAGGTACTATTGACACTAATGTAGTTAATAATGCGTACAACGGGCTTACAGGCACGTTAACAGCTAAAGTAAATGGCGTTGATAAAGGTAATAAAACATTTACAACTGCAACAGGCGAAAACGGAACGTTCACAAGTTTGGTAGTATCAGGACAACTTGATGCTAACGACAGCATATCAGGATCAACATATCCAACAGGTTTTTATCAAACGTTCGACGCTAAAATTACACAGGCATTGTCAAGTTATACAGTAGGTGCCAATGACGAAAGACTAGAACATTCAACTACAGGTAACACAAACTATGTTAACATAGTCTATGATGATGTTACTTCAACTCCAACAATTGGAAGTGGAGCAGGTACACTAGCAGAAGGTACTGGTGGAACTAAACGATATGTTTCGGGCATTCCTTATTACAATTCAGGTAGCCCAACAGTAGTATTAACAGGTGTCCAAGTTAATAATCTAACAGGACAAGCATATTCAGATGTTTCAAATCCTGTAGAAGTTGACACCGGCGCTAACCAAGAATCAACATCATCATCAGGTACTGTAAATACTGATTACACCTATGCAGACATAGATGGTTCGCCAACGATGTTAACAGGTAGTATTCCAAATGTAGATGTTGGTGTAGCAAGTGCGTACACATTAGGTTCTCTAACAGTTCCAATTACTTCGAGTTCAGTGAGAACAGTAGACAGAGTTCGAGTTCGTGCTAGAAACTGTAATGGTGTAGGCGGCTATATAACTAACACAACAAACATTAACGTACATAAATCAGCACAGTCAGGCATATCAGAAATACTAATACCAGTGAGTGATAGTTTAGGTGCTGGCTTTGATGATGACGGCTTAAGAATATTTGACTTTAGTGGAGATACTACAGACACACCAAGTTACACAGGGTCAACAAACTTTTACACAAGCTCGCCATATACTGAAGCAAGTGATCCAGGCGTTGAAGGAACAAAAGAAGCAACTATACGTTTAGGTGTTTTAGCACATAATGTTGTTGATTACTCAACAGGATACTTACCAGTAGGTCCAGACAGAAGTGGAGACACAGGAACACAATACTTTACGTTTGCATTCAGAAGAACAACAATGGCTAACTTTGATTTAAACATTACATCATCAGGGGTAGCAGGTGTTTGGATAGCGGCTCCAGGAACTGGAATTGATTCAGCTTCAGGATTAAATGGCTGGGTACGTGCAGATACTACATATGGCGGCTCAGGTGTACCAGGATCAAACACAGGTGCTGGAGGTAACGGCTCAGATGGCTGTGCGTTTACTTCAGGCGATAGAATAGCAACAGGAACAAGTTTATCAGGTGGTTATACAATGACACTAGGTAGTGAGAACGGAACAAATGCTACAGGCAATGTTGTACTAGTCCGTATAGCACTAACATCAGGGCAAAGTGTAACAGCATTATCAGTGGGGGTAGCTAGCTAATGGCAATTCAAGATACCCAGAAAATTGATTACCTTTGGAAGAAGCTAGGTTACGGTGCTACTAAAACTGATACTAACGCTAGCAAAAAAGCTCCTAACGAAGCTATAGCATCACCACTTATACTACGTGGCGATAAAGTATGGCAACAAGCAGGTGATATTCCATCAGTTATGCCAAGCTCGTCATCAGGAGTAGTCACAGTATATCCTACATCAGCACCAGACGAAACAACACTTGACGGTACAGCTACAGCGAATAGATCTTGGAAAACAGGACTAACAGATTGGATACCACCAGAGCTAGGATCCACATATCAAGCAAAAGTGTACATACATACTTCAGGTGATGCCACAGGTGCAACAGGTGGAGATCAAGTGTTTGCTACAGGCTCGGGCAATGATGACGAATGGTTCTTTGATTACCAATCAGGTGTCTTACATTTTATTGGTGATAACTTACCTGATGGTATTAGCTTTACAGGTAAGTCAGTTTACATATCAGGTGCTAGGTATACTGGTACATTTGGTGTTGGAGCAGTTGCTGGTGAAGACACCACTATAGGTAATTTAACTGTTTCAGATACCACAGTAACATCTACAACACCAGGAGATGATATAACATTAGATGCTGAAACAGGAACACTTGTAATAGCTGGAACAGATGGATTTATAATACCAGTAGGAACAACGGGCGAAAGACCCGGTTCACCTACTACTGGACAACTACGCCTTAACTCATCCACTGGCGATTTAGAATTTTATGACGGTGCAAATTGGGAAGGTGCCAATGATAACTCGTCAGCAATCACTAGTGAAAAGTTTGACGGAGATAGTACAACAACTGCATTTACTCTCTCAAACTCCGCAACAACCGAAACAGTTTTTGTAAGTATTAACGGTGTGATACAATTACCTACAACAGCTTATTCAGTATCAGGAACAACACTTACTTTTACAGAAGCACCTGGATCTAATGATAAAATTGAAGTTAGACAGGTAGCACAATCACGATCAGTATCGGCATTAACTAACAGTGCAGGTACTGCTTATATTGAAACAAACAGTGATGCAACTGTTGATATTGTAGCAACAGAAGTAAATCTAACAGGCATTATTAAACAACCACAGGCAACCAAAGCCGCAGACGCCACAGGTACAACAGGACAAATTGCTTGGGATTCAGATTACATTTATATTTGTACTGCTACAAACACCTGGAAAAGAGTTGCACTAACTGGCGGCTATTAATAAGTTATAATATACATATATTATAGCACTAATCTGCATTGTAAGTGCCATGCACGTTGATTCTTTAAAAATTCCTAGACAAAGTACCAAGATAACAAATTTACTCATTTGCGGTAAATATATGCAAAGAAAGAGTATTCACTCAATCTTTTACTTCGAAGTAGAAGACGCTATCTTCTGAAAACGAAGATTTCGTTATAAGAGTCAAAAGCTCTTAACATACATTTTATAGGAAATTTAAAAATGGCCGTAACAAGAATACACACAAACCAAATTGCAGATGGTGTTGTTACTAACGTTAAAATTGCCAATACGACGATTGAAGGCGGTAAGTTAGCTAATAGCTTAACTTATGGTTCTGATTTAACAGTATCCGGTAACTTAATAGTTAATGGTACAACAACAACTGTTGATACGGTGAATACAACAATTGACGATCCAATTTTATTATTGGGTTCTAATCAAACAGGCTCAGGTGCAGTTGACTTGGGTGTTTTAGGTGAACGTGGCGATGACACTAACGTGTTTATTGGTTATGATGAGTCAGATGACGAGTTCGTAGCGGCGCTTACATCATCAGCAGAATCTTCAACAACTGTTGCAATTACTGACTATGCAAACATGCACGTTGGCGGAATTGAAGCTGACGACAATGCAACAATTGGCGGAACAGCAACAGTAACAGGTAATATTACAGGTGCTAACTTACTAACAGCAGGTGACGTTGAAGCAGTAAACGTTGACGCTTCAGGTACAGCTACCGTAGGTACACTAACAGACGGTACAGCTACACTAACAAGTGGTGCACTTTCAGGTGCTACAACAGGTGCATTTAGTGGCACAGTTACAGCAGGTGCATTTAATGACGGTGCGGCTACATATGATGCTGGTACTATCACTTCAGGTGTCGCGGCAACATTCAGTGGAGCAGTTACAGGTGGTTCATTAACAGATGGCACAGCTACACTAACAAGTGGAGCATTATCAGGTGCTACAACACTTACAGCAAGTGGTGCAGTTACAGCTGGTTCACTTACAACAGCTGGTGCTTTAAATGCAGATGGTGCTACAACACTAGGTGACTTGACAATTGATGGATCAAGCACAGTTGATATGGGTGCTAACAGAGTTACAAACTTAGCTACTCCAACTGCAACAGGTGATGCGGCAACAAAATCATATGTTGACGGTTTACTATCTTCAGGTTTCACAGTTAGTGATTCAGAAGATACACCAAACACTTCAACAATATCACAAGGCGATACTTTAACATTCGCTGGTGTTGCTAACGAAACAACAATGATTGTTGGTACAGACTCATTAACAGTAGGTCTAGTAGATAGCCCAACTGTGTCAGGTACAATAACAGCAGGTACACTAACAGATGGTACAGCAACTATTACATCTGGTGCTATTGCTTCAGTTACAACGATTGGTGCTTCAGGTCAAATTACTGGTGGTACACTAACTGATGGTACAGCTTCAATGAACTCAGGTGCATTAACAGGCGTTACAAATGCAACTGCTTCAGGTACAGTAACAGGTGGTACACTAACTGATGGTGCATTTAGCGTTACTTCAGGTGCAATCACAGGTGCAACAACTATTGCGGCAAGTTCAACTATCACAGCAACAGGTAACATTACTGGTGGTAACATACTTACATCAGCACATGTTGGAGCGGCAACAGTTACAGCTTCGGGTGCAATTAATGGTGCAACAGTTACAACAACAGGTGCAGTTACAGCTGGTTCACTTACTACAGCTGGTACACTTAACGCTGACGGCGCAACTACTTTAGGCGACCTAACAATTGATGGTACAAGTACTATTGATATGGGTGCTAACAGAGTTACTAATGTTGCTACTCCAACAGCATCAGGTGATGCAACAACTAAAGGTTATGTTGATGGTTTACTATCATCTGGTTTTACAATAACAGATGGTTCAACTACACAAACAGTCGCTCAAGGCGATACAGTAACATTTGCTGGTACAGCTAATGAAGTTAATGTTGCAGTTTCAGCAACAGATACATTAACAATTGGTTTACCAGATGACGTTGTTATTGGAAACGATTTAACAGTTACAGGTGACTTGGTTGTTCAAGGTACTACAACAACAGTTAACTCAACTACAACACAACTTGTTGATCCAATTCTACAATTAGGTAGAGGAGCAGACAATGCGGCACTTACATCAAACGATGGTAAAGACCGTGGTATTTCAATGTACTACTACAACACTGAAGAAAGAGTTGCTTACATGGGTTGGGATGATCCAACAGATGAATTTAGATTCATACCAGACGCAACTATTACAACAGAAGCAGTTACCGGTGCATTAGGTACAGCTAACGTAGGTAAAGTACGTGTTGACAATATTGACATTGACGCAAACTTAATTACTGCTACTTCTGGAGATTTAGATCTTTCAGCGGCAGGTACAGGTAAAGTTACACTACCAACAGGCAACGAACTAGTTATTGATGACATGGCAGATACTGCTATTTTATTCTCTAACAGTGGTGAAGTTACTGATAATGCAACTGACTTATCGTTTGACGGTACAGACTTAGATGCTAAAAACATTACTACTCCAGGTTACGTGACTGCTACAGGTACAGTAACAGGTTCTACATTAACTGACGGTACAGCAACAATTACATCTGGTGCTATTGCTTCAGTTACAACAATTGGTGCTTCAGGTGCAGTTACAGCTGGTTCATTTACAACAGCTGGTGCGTTGAATGCAGACGGTGCTACAACATTAGGCGATCTAACAATTGACGGTTCAAGTACTGTTGATATGGGTGCTAATAGAGTAACAAACGTAGCGGCTCCAACTGCAACTACAGACGCAACAACAAAAACATATGTTGATACAGCAGTTAGTAACGCAAGTACGTTTACAATTACAGACGGTGTTACATCAGATACAGTTACAATTGGTACTGATACATTAACATTTGCTGATACTGCAAACGAAACAACAGTTACAGTTTCAGACAACACAGTTACAGTTGCATTACCAGATGACGTAACAATTGGCGATGCACTAACAGTTACAGGTGCGGCAACAGTTGGTACTACTCTTGGTGTAACAGGTGCTACAACAGTAGCGGCAATTACAGCAAGTGGTCTAGCAAGTTTAGACGGTGGTATTGATGTTGACGGTGCATTTACTGTTGCAGATACAACAGGTAATATTGCTACAACAGGTAAATTAGATGTTACTGGCGCGGCTACAGTTGGTTCTATAACTGACGGTACAGCAACAATTTCATCAGGTGCTGTTTCAGGTGTTACTACACTTGCAATGACATCGGCACTAACAGGTGCTACTAACATTACTGGTTCAGGTACAATTACTGGTGGTACATTAACAGATGGTGCATTCAGTGTTACATCAGGTGCAGTTACAGGTGTTACTACACTTGCTACATCAGGTGAAGCTACACTAGCATCAGCTACAGTATCAGACTTAACAGCAGGTAGAGTTGTATACGCAGGCACTGACGGTGCTTTAGTAGACGAAGCGGCATTTGCATATAACGCAAGTACTGACACACTATCAGCAGTTAACGTTACATCAACAGGTACTAACACAGTTGGTACACTAACTGATGGTACAGCTACATTAACAGGCGGTGCTTTAACAGGCGTAACTACAGCTACAGTTGATAACATTACTATTAACGGTGATGATATTACTACAAGTGGTGCGGCTCTAACACTTAACGATGCTGGCGGCGACATGGACTTACGTGTTGAATCTGCTAACAACGCAAATATGTTAGTGGTTGACGCTGGTCTTGATCAAGTTATGATTGGTACTGCTACATCAACAACAGGTGCAACATTTAAAATTAGTGCAACTGACTCAATGATGGTACCGGTAGGTACAACAGCTCAACGTCCAACAGGTGTTGCAGGTATGATTCGTTATAACTCAACAACTGATCAGTACGAAGCTTATGATGTTTCTGAATCACAGTTTAAAGGCTTGGGTGTTCCAGCGTTTACTGTTATTGCTTCACAAACATTCGATGGTGACGGAACAACTGTAGCGTTTACATTATCAGAAGCACAAACTACTGCTTCATGTATTGTAAGTATTAACGGTGTGGTTCAATTACCAACTACTGCTTACGCAGTGTCAAGTACTACATTGACATTTACAGAAGCTCCAGAAGCAAGTGACAAGATTGAAGTACGTAAAATTACTACTACAACTACTGTTACTGGTTTATCTAACGCTGATGCAAGTATTGTGTTAGAAACTGGTGCAACATCAATTGATGCTAAAGGTAGTGTTATTCCTACAGTTGACGCAACTTACGACTTAGGTAGTGCATCAAAAGGTTGGTCAACAATCTATGGTGAAGCTACATCAGCACAATACGCTGACTTGGCAGAGAAATATGAAGCTGACGCTGATTATGCTCCAGGTACAGTTGTAATGTTTGGTGGTGACAAGGAAGTTGCTGAATGTGCAGACGATCATTCAACTAAAGTAGCAGGCGTTGTTTCAACAGCACCAGCTTACAGAATGAATGATGGTTTAGAAGCAGAACATACAGCTATGGTAGCATTACAAGGTCGTGTACCATGTAAAGTTACTGGTCCTGTTGCTAAAGGCGACATGATGGTATCAGCAGGTAATGGTATGGCTAGAGCAGAAGCTAACCCAACATACGGTGCAGTAATTGGTAAAGCACTTGAAAATTGGGAAGGTGGAGAAGGTGTTATTGAAGTAGTAATTAAATAACAACCAGCTTACAAACCAAAGAAACATAGACTAAGCCCTGGCAACAGGGCTTTTTCTTGACCTTAAGATCTAATAACTTTTCATTCGTGATAAATAATATACATATAAAGAGGACATTGGACAATGGCAAAACAAACAGTTAATATTGGCGTTACAGCCAACGATAATACCGGCGATCCGTTACGCACGGCTTTTGATAAGTTAAATGATAACTTTGATGAAGTATATGCGGCTGGACCAGTTGGTACAAACATACAAGTTTCAGATAACACGATTGCATCAACAAATACAAACGGCAATATTGATTTAGACCCAGCAGGTACTGGTAAAGTTCTAGTCAATGGCCCAATGGATGCGAATGGTATCGTAACACTTAATTCAACAGTTACAGGTAATGTTACACCTTCAAGCAATGTAACATATAACATTGGTAGCGACTCTGCGGCCTATGGTGAAATTCATGGTAACGTATTACACGTTGGTAGTTTGATACTACGGGAAGTTGCTAGCCAGTTAGAAATTTTTAGAACAGATGATTCAACAAATGCTATTTTATCAGGTAATTCAACAACATCAGGTTCTGTATTAAATAACGGTAATACAGTTGTTGCATTAACCCAAGATGGTCCAATTACTTTCTTTGCTAACAATTTTGATCAAGGCGGCAGTGCTACAACAACAATTATTAATACCGGTAACATTACAACTCCATCAGTTGTAGCAACTGGCAACGTAACAGGCGGAAATATTGTTACTGCTGGTAAAATTACAGACGGTGCACTAATATCAGATTCAGGAACGGTTACAGGTGTGGTAGCACTTACAGCAAGTGGTGCAATTACAGGTGGAACACTAGCTGGTACATTATCAACAGCGGCACAACCAAACGTAACATCTGTTGGTACACTAAGTTCATTAACTGCTTCAGGTGCAGTACAAGGTGGTTCTTTAACAGACGGAACAGCTACACTGTCGAGTGGTGCTTTAGCAAGTGCTACTACAGTTACAGCAAGTGGTGCAGTTACAGGTGGTTCTTTAACAGACGGAACAGCAACAATCACAGCAGGTGCAGTTACAGGAGTTACTACACTTACAGCAACAGGTAATATTGGTAGTGGTAATGTTAATACAACAGCAGTAGCATATGGATCTACGGGTGTTCAGGATAGAGCTACTAGAGAAATATTTAAAACTCTTACTTCAGATGAAAGTGCTATTTCATCTACGCCAACTAATGCTTTTGGTGTATCTCCAAACTTGGTAGCAGGCAAGTATTATGAGTTCTTTGCAATATTAAAATATACTAATAGTTCAACAGGAGTACCTACATTTGGATTTACTGATAATTCGGCAGACATTACTCACTTTAATTGTCAAGTAACTACATCAACACACGATGGCGGTATAACAGCTGATACTAAACACTTTAGTCTTACTGCAGAAACATTAGTAGGCACTAACCTAAACACAGCAGATGACTATGTTGCAGTGTATCACGGAACAGTTGTTCCTAACACAGGCGGTAGATTAGATTTTAACTTATCAGTTGACGCAGGAACAGTTACTCCAAAAGCAGGCAGTAGCTTTAGATTTACAGAAAGATCAGCAAGTTCATTTGGTGACGTAGCATAATTTAAGGGAGTAAGTAATGCCCTTAACTCGGCCCAAAGCACATCAACTATCCGGACAGTCAGCAAAGAGTGCTGTCCGAGTAGTATCAACATCAAACATAACACTAGCCGGTAGTGCCGCATCAACGGTTGACGGTGTTAGCCTTACCTTAGAAGATAGAATACTTGTTACAGGACAGACAGATACTACAGAAAATGGCATCTATCGAGTTACAACTGTAGGTTCAGGATCCAATGGAACTTGGGTACGTAGTAGAGATGCTAATCAATCATATGAAGTACTGGCAGGAATGACATGTATAGTCAATGAAGGTTCAACATATGCGGATACGTTTTGGAAACTAACAACTGATGGTGAAGTAACACTTGGCACAACAACATTAATATTTGAACAGCATTCATCTATTGATAGAAGTTCAGTGGATGCTCTAGCAGATGTTACACTTACATCAACAGCAACAAATGACTTACTAACATATAATGGCTCACAGTGGGTTAATAGTTCGTCGATAGATTTATCTGGTGATATCACTGTGTCAGGTGATTTAGATATAGATGATGCTGATTCTGTGTTTGTACACGGTGACACAGGTTTTGTTAATAAAAGATATGTATTATACGGAACAACTACAGACGACTCAGTAACTGAAATATTTGTAGGTGGAACAACAAATTCAAGAGTTGGTGTTAGCACTGACACAACAATCTTTTATACTGTAGATGTTGTAGCTAGAAGAACAGATACTACAGGTGAATCAGCAGGGTGGCAGTTAAAAGGTGTAGCAGATAATTTTTCAGGCACAACTGCAGACGTTGGTGATGTTTATGAAGTTTCTGTTGCTCGTGATGACACTGACTGGACCGTTGATGCTTTAGCAGGTGATACTGAAGATGCGGTTGTTGTTACTTGTCAAGGTGCCACAGGCAAAACAATTAAATGGATGGCAGTGGTAAAAACAATGGAGATTACTAACTAATGGCTTGGTTCACCTCATATTCAAAACGTTCACGAGGATTTAGATTTGATAACGTTTTTAAAACATTTGCATTAGGCGGAACAACTGTTGCTGATGCTTCTAGTACAACTCACTTTGATGGTGTGGATAATCAGGATTTAGGTTTAATTACCGACAGGAGTACTAGTGAAGAAGACTTAGGACTAGTAACAGATACACCAGCTACAGCAACATATAATTTAGGTGTTTTTGCTACAGCAATTACAGCTAGCCAACTAAGCATTCCAGCATACACAGTTAGTACAGTGCCAACTGCTACTAGTGCAGTAGCACAAATTATATATGTTAGTGACGAAACTAACGGGGCTACTTTAGCGTTTAGTGATGGAACTAATTGGCGACGAGTTCAAGATCTTGCAATAATCAGTTAGTGATAAATACTAATATAATAAAGGAATTCAAACGTGGCAAAACAAGTACAATTTAGAAGAGGAACAACATCACAGAATAACTCGTTTACTGGTGCAGTAGGGGAACTTACTGTAGACACTGATCGCGATATTGTTCGTATACACGATGGTTCCACAGCTGGCGGATTTGAAATTCCAGGATACACTGTATATGCTGATCTGTTAAATGGCCAAAGTGATGGTGTAGGGAATATTGGTAATTCTAGTGTAGGATTTAACACAGTCCATGCTAAATCAACATCAGCACAATACGCTGACGTTGCTGAGCGTTACACTACTGACAAAATTTATGAACCAGGTACTGTCGTTGTTATTGGTGGTGATAGTGAAACAACTGAATGTACAAAATCAAACGATCATGCAGTACTAGGTATTATTTCAACAGACCCTGCTGTTAAAATGAACCAATCAATTGACGGACAAGACATTGCTCTATTAGGTCGTGTTCCATGTAAAGTTGTTGGTCAAGTCAACAGAGGTGATCTATTAGTAACAAGTGCAACACCAGGACATGCAGAAGCACGCAACGGTGAATATGTTCCTGGATCAATTATTGGTAAAGCACTTGAAGCAAAGAACACGGACGACGCAGGAACCATCGAAGTAGCGGTAGGCAGACTCTAACATGCAAGAAATTTACCGTAAAGATTATGACGGTGAATATGTTGTTCTTAACACTTCTATTCAAAACGGAAAACGTGTAACTGAAAAAGAATGGGTCGATAACCCAATCGAGAATCAGCATATATCAGGTAGAGCCGCTATTATAGCTAGTGGCGAATCTAGAAAAACATTTGACGTTTCGAGACTACAGCGACATAGAGGCGGATTGCTAGGCCGCAAAAAACTTCAGACATACGGAACAGGTCAACTTCATAAAGAAATGCAATTAGATTTCTTTGTTTCGTTTGATGAGAAAAAACTAAAAGAATGTGTTGAGTTAGGCTACACAAGCCGAGCAACAGTTTACACATCAGCAAAACAATGTTTATTAACACCTGGAGAATTCTTTTTAGTACCACAATCAATGCGAGGACGTACTGCTACTGTTGCGGCCTGGTTAGCATGTTTTGATGGACACAAAGAAGTGTTTTTACTAGGGTTTGATGGACAACAGTGTGATGGTTACAACAATAACATTTATGTTTCTAGTGATGATCCAGATAAGCATAGAACTATTGAGGATCATAAAATCCGAAATCAAATGAAACAGTTAATGACAACTTACTTGGGTGTAGATTTTTATCATGTTAGCAACGGTGAATCTATCTACAACGAGTGGAAAGAATGCCCGAACTTTAAATCTATGTCTTATCCAGAATGGATTAGTTACTGCGACGTACAGTAATCGTTAAGTAATATTAGATTGAATGATTTTAACTTTACTTTGAATTTCATCTATATTAATAGTAGCAAAGAATCCTGGGTGTAAAGGTTTAGGTATTTCTCCCGAGTCTACCCATGTGTAACCGTAGTGCTCATTGTTAAGCACAGGAATAAATTCTTCTTCTAATAATCCAAAAAATGTATGGTAGATAAACTTGTTATCTGGTGATGTAAAATGCTCTATTGGAATTAATCTTTCTACACCTGGATAACTACCTAATTCTTCTTGGCATTCTCGTTGGATAGCATCAAGTAAACTTTCATTTTTTTCTACTTTGCCACCAGGTAGTCCCCAAGCGCCAGGGTGCTTTGGGTCATTTCTTAATAGATAAAGATATCTGTTTGTTGATTTACTGTAAAGCCAAATGCCTACAGCATTTATAGTACAAGACTCCATTCGCCGCCTTCGTATAAACCTTGGTAACTCTTAGTCCAAGAAGTACCATCCCATTTATACTGAATACTTGTTGTTAAATTACTTACATATTGTTTAGTACTGTTTGCACTAGCGTCGAAAGAAACTGTCCAATTAGAACCATCATATTCGATGATATCGTTAGCAGAAGCAACTACACTACCCCACGCATCTGAAGCGTCTGTGTTGTCTGCATCTCCTATTGCATCTAATAGTAGATAACGTTGGCCTGTAGTGGCCGAAGCTAACCCGGTACCAGGTCCGCTATCTAAAGGATTAATAACTGCGGTTACTGCTGTTAAGGTATTTGTGGGAATACTATCTGCATCAACTGTGAAAAGTAGGTAATGGTCATCTGCTGGATGATAAGCAACTGTACCTACTACTTCTGATGTAGTTCCGGGTATTGCTAATCTAACTTGACTAATACCAGCACGTAATTCACCGTATACGTCTATTAAACTCTTCCAAAATATACTACTTGCTTGTCCTTCTGCAGGATTTAGTGTTCCTTCATTTTCTTCTATTTGGTTGTGTTTTAATAACTGTAGTTGATTACCTATTAAAGCAACTTGATAACCAAACGGTGTAATTTTTTGTCTTGTACCTAACAGTAAGTCATCATTTAATAATGCTTCGTTAGCGTCGCCATCAGCATCAAATACACTAGAAATAATTTTATGGATAACACCCATTTTAGTAACTCTTGCTGGAGGTGATATGAAAATTGGTAAACTAAATGTTAGTGTAGTAATGTCAATGTTTGCCTCTGTACCCTGTGGTATTGAGCGTGAACTCCAATTAGTTCCAGTTAGTTCTACGACACTCAATGATGTCCAGTCAACGTAGTTATCTGTTGATTGTATTTCTAAACTTGGATTAAACAAAGTTAGAACTTGTTCTAACACCTGTAGTTTCATTGTAGTGTTTGTAGTCCATATATCTAAATTAATTGTTAAGTTATACGGTACTGGCATTAAACGTTCTACTGTAAACGCATTTCCTTGCGTAGCTTCGTATGATTGTGTAGTATCGTCCCAGGTGCGTTGCCTAAATGTTTTCTTATCTACAAAACTTGGGTCTTGCATTCTATCTCTAGCATAGTCAAGATTAGTAATGTAAAATGTCATTAAAGGTGAATTGGGTATTTTGTTTGCTGAGTTGTCAGACATAATAACAGAGGCCTGCTTGCTAGCATCACCGTAACGTACAGGTATCCTAGTATAAGTAGGTGCACCAGAGTCGTCTCTGCCGTACTCGACTTGAAAGTTTGAAAAAATTCTTGTAAATTGTAATAAGAATCTTCTTATTTGTTCGTCATAAAAGAACTGTTGTAAAGCCATTAATTATCCTTCTTGGGTTTAAGCAAGTCACTAAGTGATTGTCGACTTGAAATATCACCTCTATCTGTTGTACTAATTGTTTCAGTATTGTTAACGAACTGGCTACGTTGTGTTTTATTATCATTACCTGGAGTAATATCAGTTCTGACACCATCTTCAATTTTAACCCATCTAACACCGTCGTACCGGAATAGTCTATTTGGAAAGTAATCTAGCCTTAGTGCGTAATCACCATCGTCGGGACTACCTGGAAATGATACTCCTGATGTTACAGGCTTGCCGTTTGGTGGTATATTATTACCTGTTAAATACCCTACTAAGTAACCATCTGCTTGTGCAGATACACCTGGAGTTTCAGTGCTGTCACCGTCAGCAACATCTTCATGATTAATTGGCTCGTCATTTTTAGTAGGAACAACATAGAATCCTGAGTTGTCATAACCACTTAGTGGAACTTCAACTTCTGCTTGTTGTAATATATTATCGTTAATTTCTAAATTCTTTTTCTTTTGACTTACAAAGTCTTCAATGGTTCCTGCTGATGGATTATCTTCATCCATTGGTTTGTTGAGTATATCATTGTATTCTTGACTTGCAGTAAGTGGTGTTAGTTTAACACGCCATAAGTGAGGTTGCCATGTTTGGCTAAATCCTTCACTAGCAAATGACGCATCCTGAACTACATAATATCTTGGTAACGCTTTAGGACCCGATGTATCTAGCGGATGAAAATCTTTTAAGTTAGGAAATTCAAGAACGTCGCCGGCCATTAATTTACGTTCTAGCGTATCAACCATATCGTTATAATGGAATGTTACAAATACAGTATCACCATTTAAGAACAATCCAAACTGAGTAAGATCAAAGTCAATGTCTTGTGCATTATAGACACCACGCATGACATAAATGCTGTCGTCGTATTCGCGATCTCTATTTTCTAAGAATAAAACATCTTCAATAAACAATGGGTTTGATTCATCGTAGACAGGCCTGGTTGCATCACCGTTATCTCTAACAGCTGAATCACCTACTGTTTTAGGTCCTAAATATTTGTGTACGTATAAATCTAGCCCGCCCACAGTATACATTTCTCGGATTGTGTTATCTAAGAACTTATAGTCGTTTGTTTTATTTGGTCTGTATAAACTTAGTCTTGGCATTAATGTTTCCTATTTTGTATTATTTATCGTCTTTGAGCATCTTGACAATATATCCAAAAGACTGTATAATAGCTTTACTTTAAAAAATATTCATATACACTGACTAAATGGATAAAATACAGACATCACTGGAATGGCAAGAGCTAAGAGTGCAATTAGAGCAAAAAATTAACCATTTAGACTATAAAATTCAAAAAGACTTATATATAATGTTAAAAAATACAGATACATGCGTAGGTAAATTAAGCATTGAAGAGATTCAATGCCGCAGATATCACAGACCAACAGGGAAGTTTTTAACTAAGTTAGAAGAAACAAATACAATGATAGCAGATATTAACAAGATGATAACTATGGGAGCGTTACTTTGAAGATAAAATTAGCAAAACTATCGGTAGAAGATAAAAAGGTATACGGCGAAGAACAATTATTTGACGACAAGCAACCTACTCCAGAAAAACGAGCAAGCGAAGTTAGCAAACGAGTTAATTGGTATAACTATACACAAGATAAAAAAACAGCCAGGAAGTGGATGGTAGAATGGTTGGAACAACAAAACAAAAAATCTTTAATATCTGAGTTTAATAAGATTAAAGATACATGGGTACCTCAAACCTGTGGTTGGTATTCAAGGTTAGCAATTATTGGATTAGAGCTAACTGAGAAAGAGTCAACATTTATTATAGAGCGTACAGAAGAGGCAATAAAAAATCATAAAAAAACTGCAACGCCTGAGGATCTTAAAGAGAAACCTAAACGTCTTAATATACAAGAAATAATGATAGAGAAGACACATAAGGCAGGCGGAGAAATTGATGGGTTATGGGACGAGTATGTTCAAGGTCCGATGAAAGCAAGTGAAAAGCCACAAGGCATACAACAGATACTAGCCAGTTATAATATAATGGCTCAGCATATTTCCATACTCAAAGATCATTGGGCAAAGGAGCAAGAAGAGTTTAGTGAGGCTGTCGCTGGCACAGACGCCGATTTAAGCGAAGCATATAGTTGTTATACTAAGACCCAGCTCAAGAACATGATCAACTACTGTGCGGCGATTACAGCAGAATTAGACGCATATCATCAAAGCAAGAAGGCTAAACAGGGTGTTAGGAAGAAAAGACCAGTTCCACCAGAAAAGCAAGTACGCAAATTAAAACACCTGAGGAAGTTTGAAGAGCTTAAATTAGAGTCTGTTGACCCTACTAGAATTCTTAAGGCAAGCGAAATGTATGTTTACAATACTAAAAACCGTAAACTACAATACTACGTTGCTGATGACTATGCTAAAACTTTTACAGTAAAAGGTACAAGTATTTTAGGATATGATACGAACAAGTCAGCACAAAAGACACTACGTAAACCTGAGGACATACTTAAAAAACTACGCACATCAGGCAAACCGGATAGCCGTAAACTGTTTGACAGTATTAAAACTACAGCTATTGCAGTTAACGGTAGATTCAACGAAAACTTAATTATCATTAAAGCAACTTAATCAATACTCTGCCAAGTTGATAAATACTATTAACGGAGAAATATAAATGGCAGATTTAACTACATTAAAAGATGATCTATTCAACTATGTTGAGAAACGCCTAGGTGGCGGAATTGTTGACGTTGAACTAGACCCAGATCATTACGAAGTCGCTTATGATAAAGCGTTAACAACTTATAGACAGCGAGCACAAAACGCTTATGAAGAGAGCTATAATGTACTAGAGCTAATAGAAAACCAAAACACGTACACACTTCCACAGGAAGTCAGTTCAGTTAGACAGGTGTTTAGACGTACAATGGGTGACGCTACAGGTCCTTACTCATCAAGTTTTGATCCGTTTTCATCTGCTACATTAAATGTTTATTTGCTAAACTATTCATCTGCCGGTGGATTAGCAACATATGACATGTATACACAATATGTTGAAATGGCCGCAAGGATGTTTGGTGGTTTTATGAACTACACATACAATCCAGTATCAAAGCAGATATCTTTAGTTAGAGATCCAAAATCATCAGGCGAACAAGTATTGTTATGGACATATAACTTAAAACCAGAAGTAACATTACTTCAAGACAATGCTATGAAACAGTGGATAAGAGATTACACTTTTGCCGCAAGTAAAATGATTATTGGTGAAGCACGTGAAAAATTTGCAAGTATTGCTGGACCACAAGGTGGTACTGCACTTAACGGATCCTCGTTGAAAGCAGAAGCTCAAGCAGAAATGGACAAACTAATAGACGATCTGGCAACATACACAGATCACAGTCAACCATTGACTTGGGTAATTGGCTAATGAAAATACATGAAATAATCACTGAAGGTGCTGTGTTTGCTCGTTCGGGCAAAGGTGGTGCTGGAGGAAGTGCTAGTGTAAAAATGAAATGGCGTTGTGACTCTGGACCAAGAGCCGGACGTATTGTTTCTAAACCTGCAGATTGTGGTGGCTCAATTGATGTTAAAAAACGAGCTCAAATGAAAAAGACTCGTGCTAGAACTAAAGTTAGACAAGCACGTAGAGCTAAGAAGACTAAAAAATTAAATGTAGCAAGTCGTATTATGCAGTCGTTGAATAAGTTTCATCGTAGAGACTTACAGAAACATGCACTCAAACGTAAATCAGTAACACAGAAACGTCCTAAAAGACCATCACGCCCTACTCGCCCGCAAGCAAAAAAACGTACACCAAAAAAGTTTAAATAGGTTGACCTTTTAATCCAGCAATGCTATAATACGCATTATGGACTTAATGATTGACATAGAAACTCTTGCTACTGGCCCAGACGCTACGATTATGACTATAGCGGCTCAGGCATTTGACCCACTATCTACAGGCTGGCCTGAAAAGCATTTCTACGCTAGAGTGACACCCGAAAGCCAACCAAATAGACACATTGACGATGCTACTGTTGAATGGTGGGCAAAACAAGGACCCGAAGCTCAGCGAGAGGTATTTGAAGAACAGTTCCGTAGAGACTTGCACGACTGCTTAGACGAACTTGGTAAGCTAATATGGCAAAGTGATCGTATATGGGCTAATGGCATTTGTTTTGATATGAATATATTAGAGCATGCGTATAAGGAACATGGCATTGCACTACCGTGGAAGTTTTGGAATGTGCGTGATGCTAGAACAGTTTATGCACTTTGGCCAGATTTATCTCAACCTAAGTCAGCAAGCCACCATGCGTTAGACGATTGCAAACGACAAATCAAAATGCTACAAGACTGTATTAAACACTTAGGGATAAACAAACTAAAATGATTATAGCAATTAGTGGACTTATAGGGTCGGGCAAAGATACTGTAGCAGATTATCTTGTTAATTTACACGAGTACAGACGAGAAAGTTTTGCAGGTAACCTTAAAGATAGCATGAGTGCTATATTTGGGTGGGATAGAGAAATGCTAGAAGGTCGCACAAAGTCAAGTAGAGAATGGAGAGAGCAAGTAGACCCATGGTGGTCAGAGCGTTTAGGCATTCCGCATTTAACTCCTCGTTGGATTTTACAGTACGTTGGCACTGATGTTATTAGAGGCAAGTTTCATGATGATATGTGGCTAGCCAGTTTAGAAAACAAACTTCGTAAAACAACTGATGACATTGTTATTTCAGATGTGCGTTTTAAAAACGAAGTTAAAATGCTTAAAAACTTAGGTGCAATATGTATTGAAGTTACTAGGGGAGATAAGCCCAATTGGTATAACGATGCGTTGAGTGGCAACACTTCACAGCTAGAACTACTAAAGATTCATAAATCAGAATATGATTGGATTGGCACAGACTTTGACTATACATTAGATAACAATGGTACATTAGATGATGTGTACACACAAGTAGAAACAGTATTATCTGCTAAACGTCAGGCGAAAGATCCCCAGGCTTCCATGTTGACTCCTGCCTCTGTATAATTACACTACAATTCAAACAAACTGATCTTAAATTAATTAAATTATTGTTATTTAAATTACCGTCTATGTGATAGACTTGTATTTGACTAGCATGCTTTGATTTAAAATTACAAAGATCGCACTGTAACTTTTTCTTATAGCCTTTAAGCAACCATCTAGGTATTGGTGTTTTAATCTTTTTATTTTTGTTTACACAGATCGCACAACGACTGCGGTAATGTGTTTTACCGTTCTTTTTGTAGTTAATGGCCGACGGATGATGATTACAGGCCTGGCATATAGGGCGTTGCATGTAGGTATTTATACACAAACCTTTGCAAAGGCTCTTAAAACAGGCACTTTTAGGTGCAATCGCATAAATATTCGTAACAGTTAAAAGACTGAATATATTAAGAGGAAAATATTATGGCATTAGTATCCCCAGGCGTAGAAGTAAGTGTAGTTGACGAAAGTCAATACTTACCAGCCGCAACGAATTCAGTTCCTTACTTGCTTATTGCAACAACACAAAACAAAGTAAGTGGTACAGGGACAGGCGTAGCTACGGCAACAACAGCCGCAAACGCAAACAAAGTACAACTAGTTACAAGCCAACGAGAACTAGCTACTTTATACGGTAACCCATTCTTTTATTCAACAACGAACGGCACTCCATTAAATGGTTATGAACTAAACGAATATGGCTTGTTAACAGCTCACTCAGTGTTAGGTGTTTCTAACAGAGCGTACATACAGCGTGTTGATGTTGACTTAGCGGCTTTATCAGCAAGACTAACTAGACCAGTTGGTGACGCAGATGACGATGCATATTGGTTAGACACAGCAGAAACATTATGGGGCTTATTTGAGTGGAATAAAGCAACAGGTAAATTTACAAACAAAGTACCACATGCAATTACTGAAGCAACTGACTTAACAGGCGGTGTTCCTAAATCAGCAGTTGGTGCAGTAGGTGATTATGCAGTTGTGACAACAAACACAGCAAATCCAGTTTACTATAAAAAATCAGACAACACATGGGTGTTGGTTGGATCAGATGACTGGCAAAATTCACACTACTCTGTACAGAGTGGAACAACAAACCCAACATTAACAGCAGGTCACACTATTGTGATTAACGGTATAACTGTTACTGCTTCGGGTACAACTGTAACAACACTTGCTAGTGATATTACATCAGCAGGTATTACAGGCATAAGTGCTTCAGCAGTAGCTGGTAAATTAGAAATTTATGCTGACAGTGATGTTACTCCAGAAGGTTCATCAGCAGATGGTGCGTGGACTATTGTTAACGGTACAGGTACACTATTAACAGATTTAAGTATTACAGCAGATACATATTATGCTCCTGAACTAACACAGGCTAAACATACAAGTTTACCACGTTGGAAAACAACTGACACTGCTCCAAGACCAACAGGTTCTTTATGGCAGAAAACAACATCAGTAAACCAGGGTGCTAGTATTGTTGTTAAACAATATAATGAAGCAACAGACACATGGGCAGTAATTACAGTTCCTTTATACGCTGATGATGCCACAGCAAATAAAGAACTTGATCCAGCTGGCGGTGGCAGAAATGTTTCAGCAAATGTAGTATACGGCTATTTAGATTGGTCTGAAAACTATACAGCAACAATAAAATTACATGTACGTTCAGCAACAGGCGACACAGTAGTTACTTCAGTAAATGCAAACCCAACATTAACAAACAGCGACGCATTTACAATTTCAGCAAGTGCTAAAAACTCAACAACAATGAGTACAGCGGTAACTGCTACAATATCAGGAACAACAGTGCAAGACTTTGCTTCAGCATTTAATGCGGCAGGTGTTGCTAACACAATCGCAAGTGTAACAGATGGTTTATTAACAATCAAACATACACAAGGCGGAGTTATTGAAATTAAAGAAACAGTAGGTACACCATTACAAGATGCATATGGCATTACTTCATTCGATGACTTAGATAAGAATGCAAGACTTAAATCAGACGGTACAACAGTTTTATTATCAAACTGGAATGCGTTGACTTATGAAGCAAAAGCAAGTGAACCTACACAAGATCCAGCAAACGGTACATATTGGTATCATTCAGTGGCTGACGAAGTAGACGTTTTAGTACATGATGGTAGTGCATGGAAAGGTTACCAAACAGTAACTAATGATGTACGTGGCTTTGATTTATCAAACACATCACCAAACGGTCCACTAGTTTCAGCAAGTGCTCCGACATTACAAAGTGATAAATCAGCACTAGTATATGGCGATTTATGGATTGATACATCAGACTTAGAAAACTATCCGTTAGTTAAACGTTGGGAATCAGTAGACGGTACAGATCAATGGGTAACTATTGACAATGCTGATCAAACAACAGAAAACGGTATTTTATTTGCAGACGCTCGTTGGTCAACAGCAGACGTTGATCCAGTAACTGGAGATATAGCAACTATTAAAGCACTAGCATTGAGTAACAATTTAGATATTGATGCTCCAAAATCTACACTTTACCCAGCAGGTACATTGTTGTTTAACACAAGACGTTCAGGTTACACAGTTAAACAATATAAAGTAGATTACTTTAATTCAACTACATTCCCAGATGATAGTTTACCAACAAACAAAGATGCGTGGGTAACAGTATCAGGCAATAAAGCAGATGGTTCGCCATACATGGGACGTAAAGCACAAAGAAATATTATTGTAGCGGCCATGAAAGCAGGTATTGATACAAATACAGACATCCGTGAGGAACAGAAGGCATACAACTTGCTAGCGGCACCGGGTTATCCAGAGTTGATCCAAAACATGGTAGCACTTAACAATGACAGAAACAATACTGGTTTTGTTATTGGTGACGCACCATTTAGATTAGCAGATAATTCAAATGATTTAGCTGACTGGGCAACTGATGCTTCAGGTACAGGTGCAGATAATGAAGATGGGCTAGTTTCAAATGATCCATATGCGGCTGTATTTTATCCGCCAGCTAGAGCAAATGACTTATCAGGTAACGCAGTTGTTGTTCCAGCATCACACGCTATGTTGAGAACGATTATTAGAAATGACGAAGTTGGTTATCCTTGGTTAGCTCCAGCAGGTAACAGACGTGGTCTTATTGATAATGTTACAGCACTAGGTTACGTTGACTCTGCAACAGGTGAATTTGTTCAAGTTGCTAACAGAGAAGCAGTACGTGATACACTATATGAAAATAACCTTAATCCGCTTACGTTTATTCCAGGAGCAGGCTTAACAAACTACGGTAATAAAACTACTGCAGGTGCTACATCAGCATTAGACAGAATTAACGTAGCTAGATTAGTTGCTTACTTACGTGAAAAACTAGAAGCAGTTGGTAAGAACTTTATGTTTGAACCAAACGATACAATTACACGTAATGAAGTTAAAAACGCTGTAGAGCAGTTATTAAATGATGTTACTGCTAAACGTGGTATTTACGATTACCTAGTTGTTTGTGATGAAACAAATAACACACCAGCAAGAATTGATAGAAATGAACTTTATGTCGATATTGCTATTGAGCCAACTAAAGCTGTTGAGTTCATTTACATTCCAGTAAGAATTAAAAACACTGGAGAAATTGAAGCAGGTAATTTATAAAATAGTATATTTATAATATACGCAGATAATGGTTCTTCGGAGCCATTTTTTGTGACTGCATAGTGATAAATACTTGCATAACAAGAAGGAGATATACAAATGGCGGTTTCATCATTAACAAAAATGACTGTTCCTTTAGCGAGCGACCAGAGTGCATCAACACAAGGATTATTGATGCCAAAACTCAAGTACCGCTTTAGAACGGTATTTGAAAACTTCGGTGTTTCAACACCAAGAACAGAATTAACAAAGCAAGTAATGGACTTTACTAGACCATCAGTTTCGTTTGACGATATTACAATCGATCTTTATAACTCGAAAATGAGAATGGCTGGTAAGCATACTTGGGAAGATGTCTCAGTTAACTTACGTGACGATGCCGGTGGTAACGTTGCTAAATTAGTTGGCGAGCAACTACAAAAACAATATGACTTTATGGAACAATCATCAGCTAGTTCTGGTATTGACTATAAATTCTTAACACGTTGTGAAATATTAGACGGTGGTAACGGTGCTAATGAGCCTGTAGTTTTAGAAACATGGGAACTATATGGTTGTTACCTAACAACAGTTAACTATAATGACTTAACATATTCAGAGTCATCACCAGCAACTGTTACATTAAATATTAGGTTTGATAACGCAGTACAAACACCATTAGCAACAGGTGTTGGCGCAAGCGTTGGAAGAACATTAGGCACAGTAGTAACAGGCTAATAGATTATGGCAGGCTTCTTCGATGACGTTCTGAAGGGGTTTCTAGGTAGTGACTATCTTAAAGATTATAGGCACGCCAGCAAAACATTTAGATCTGCTGGCTACGCCCTTGCTCCTAGACTCAAATATCTCTTCCATGTACATTTCAATATTAATACTACTGAAATACCTGGTCTTACGAAGTTATTTGGAGCCAGAGATACTTCACGTATCAGTGTTCTAACAAAATCAATACAATTACCTAACTATACGTTTGATGTTGATACTATGAATCAGTACAACAGAAAACGAAATGTTCAAACAAAAATTAACTATGAACCAGTAACAATTGACTTTCACGATGACTCAAGTGATATTGTGAGATCATTATGGTTTTCATATTATAATTATTTTTATAAAGATCCAAGTCAAGGGTATGGTGGTAACCAAGCAACTCAGTCAACTAACAAAGACGCAGGCGGAGTACTATCTAATATAATTAGTGGAATTATTCCAAATTCAGCTGAAATTTTAACTGGAGGCGGAATAACAGGTGGCTTTGATGGTACATTTAATAGCGGAAATCCAGGTAACAGTTCAGATCAAAATCTAAGAGACATATACGAAAAAGATAGAATTGGTAATGACTGGGGGTATATGGGAGAAGGTGTTGCTGGAGCTAAAAACAAACCTCAATTCTTTAGAGATATTACAATTTATGGCTTTAACCAACACAGCTTTGTTTCGTATACATTAATAAATCCAATCATTACAGAATTTAGACACGACACCTATGATTATTCTGCAGGTGGCGACACTATGACAAATGCAATGACTCTTAAATTTGAGTCAGTGAAATACGGTAGTGGTGCTATTGGCACTAGCCAAGTTCCAGGATTTGCAAACCCAGAACAATATGATACAGAACCTAGTTCACTAAGCCGTCCAGGATCAACTAACTCCTTCTTTGGTCAAGGCGGTCTTTTAGATGCAGGTGTGGGTACGTTTGAAGATCTAAGTCAAGGTAACATAATAGGTGCCGCAACTAAGGCCGCTAGAGGCATAGGCACATTTAAGAAAATGGATGATCCAAGTAAAGTCTTTAAGGAAGAAGCATTGGGAGAAGTCAAAGATGCTCTTAGAGATGGAAGTGCAGTAAAAGCAATTAACAATGGATTCGACTTTATAACTCCGCCTACGGGTAGTAGTACGCCAGCTCCGTTAGTAGAAAACGGTGTTGTCGTAGGTTCAAAAATACCCGGAATGACCGCAGTAATGAAAGAGATACCTACGTCCAATGCAACTATTAGTGGTGGTGCAACACCTAATGCAAGAGTTACAAGTAACGGACAAAATGTAGGCACCAACAAATAAAGGTTAAATAGAGTTATGGGAACAGTTAATGTAAAAAAATCAACTACTGATTCGTCTATAATTTTATTTGATAAATTCTATAAAAAAGAAATTCAAGTAGATTCAGCAGACTACGATATCGTACGAGCCTACTTTAGATCAATATATCAAGACCCATTGATAGCTGATGATTTTACAGCAGTAATATTCCAAATTGCTCAAGGATACAATCGTGATATTCACGAGCTATTAGAAGAATTTAAAGGACAAGATGGAGTAACAGTTACATCTACTTTAGCATATTACCTTAACGGTTTAAGATCAAAAGCAACTTTAATTGGCGTCACAGCAGTACAACAACCAAATATCTATGCCGCCAGAAATGTGCAGGTATAGTAAATGGCAAGATTCCACAAAGGCAAATTCACAGTAAAAAACATGGGAAAGTATGTGGGTAGTAAGATGCCTACATATAGATCTAGTTGGGAAAGTGCATTCATGCAGTTCTGTGATAGTCATCCTAGTGTAGTTAAGTGGGCTAGTGAATGTGTTAAAATCCCTTATATACACCCGTTTACAGGTAAACAAACTAATTACATTCCTGACTTTTTAGTCCAGTACCAAGACAAAACAGGTAAATTAGTAACAGAGCTGGTAGAAATTAAACCAAAGAATCAAAGTATAATTGAAAGCAAAAATCAAAACCGTAAACTAGCGGAAACTGTTGCAGTTAATCATGCTAAATGGGAACAGGCTCAACGATGGTGTAAACAAAACGGACTACGTTTCAGAGTAGTTACAGAAGACGATATTTTTAGAAGTGGTGCGAGATAATGACAAAAAAATTAGAAGAGATCTTTAACTTAGATCCAAAAGAAGAAGTAGACGTAACAGAACCTTTACCTCAGGAAATAAAGGCTAAGCCACAGTTACCTCAGGAAACGTTAACAAATATAGAAAAGATCGAAGACGCACTACCTAGTGTCAAGGGACTAGAAGCAGGCGACAACGAAATGGACGACCTGGCAGACATGGCTAAAAATTCATACAAAGACTTAATGGACTTAGGTATGAATGTAGACTCACGCTTTTCATCTGAGATATTTGGTGTTGCTAGTGGACTACTAGGACATGCTATCACAGCAAAGACAGCAAAGATAAACAAAAAACTACGCATGGTTGACCTACAACTTAAGAAAGCACAGTTAGATCAAAAAGAAAGACAACTGCAAGATAAAAGAAACGAGACAGATGATGTCGAGGAAGGTCAGGGAGTAGTACTTGATCGAAATGAATTACTAAAAGAGTTACTTAAGAAAGATGACCCAAAAGACTAATACTAGCATAAATACTGCCATAGGGGAATAAATTATTATGAAAACATTTACACAATATTTAACAGAGTCAGTTCAAACTTACTC